AACCTTGAGTGTGAAAATGACTCTACCAGAAATTCCAGGTAGCCCTGTATACGTAGAATCGGTTGGCCACGCCATAATTGATCATGTAGATCTGATCATAGGTGGTACCATAGTTCAAAGGCTTTATAGTGATTATCTCCAAATATACTCAGAGCATAATGTTACACAAACAAAACAAAAGGCGCTGGAACAACTCATTGGAAAGTATTCACTTAGAACAAGTGATAAACTTGTTGGTGAGGTAGTTACAGGTGGTGGAATACCCAACAGAGGTATAATCATAACGGGTACACTCGGAGCCAACTCAGATGAAAACTTCTTCGTTGATCTACCCTTCTACTTTTACAAACACCCTGAACTCGCTATACCTCTATGTGCTATTAACAAACAGGAAGTTGAAGTTGAGATTACACTTAGAAAACCAGAGGAAATCATGGTTGATATTGATGGTAGTCGTGTTACGTCACCCCCTAATATACATATTAAGGATTTTAAACTCTCTACAGAGGTTGTATTTTTAGACAAAAATGAAAGATCCAAGATGCAGAAGATGAAGAAAGACTACATCATAACACAGGTACAACAGAATGTATTTGATGTGGGTGTAGGTATTAAGGAGGGAACGTTCAAACTTGACTTTAGAAATCCAGTCAAAGAACTCTATTTTGTAATTCAAAGACAGGGTACTAGGGGTGATGGTGTATCACATGGTAATTTTGTAACACCATTTGATTACGATAATACAGCTCTCACAGCTGACAACAAACGTATTCTTTATGAAAACCTGAATTACCTTACACTACAATTTGATGGGCAAGACATTATTACACAGGAGACTGGTACCGTTCTCTTCCTAAAAGCTGTACAGGCAGCTATACATCACTCCAAAACACAGTTGATTAGGCGTTTCTATTCGTATAGTTTCGCCTTACAGCCAGAAGAGGCTTATCCAACAGGACAAGTGAACATGAGTAACGTAAAAGAGCAAATACTTCACCTAAGTCTCACGTCATGCCCAGATTTTTCTAGACAAATCCGAGTATACGCAGTAAACCACAATATTCTTCGTGTCGGTGAGGGAATTGCTGAATCTCTTTTTACTCTTAAATACTAAAGATGAATATGCAAACTGGTTTTGGTGATGCTGGTGACAGAATGGCAGAGCAATACATCGAAACAATGACTAACATTCTTCTTCCAGTTATGGAAAAAGGCATAACACTTGCATGTGAATATTCCAAGGCTTGTGGACGAGACACTCTCCTTCCAGAAGACGTGGAATATGCAACAAAATATTGCGCAATGTATAAAGTCGGTGAAGATATTGGTTCTATTTATCCGGATATCTATGAACAGGTTGATAACGAAGACGAAGAGGAGGATGAGGAGATGCCCACCGTCGACTCCGAAGACTGCCCTCCATTTGAAAGATATTCAGGAAACAACCCCATTTATTTACAGATAAATGAAGCCTACGATCGTTGGAACTCGTGGGAACCCCAAAATCCGACAGAACAGATGTTAAAAAATGCCATTAATAGTAATGAGCACATGGGAGCCTGAAGGTTGGAATTTCAATGATTCGGATATGAAGTTACACGTGTTTGGTAAAGATAACGATTCAGAGAGCAGCTCTAGTGGAGATATATCAGGAGACGATCAACTCTTCGCGAATTCAAAAAGTCTAAAAAAAACCAAGTATAAAAAAATTGAAAAGGAGGAACTATTACCAGAATGAATAATTTTCCTAACCTATAGTATATTACTCACAATGAAGGCGGCTATGCAAACTGTCACCCTTGTTACCCAGGAACTAGAGACCCAGTCCCTCAACGCGATCGTCGCTGGTTTCTCCTTCGCGGCGGCGATGTCCTGGATGGATGTTGTTCGTTTCATCATCAATCAGGTCATTAAGGTGCCCAAGAACGGTGGTGCCCAGTACGCGCTCACTGCCGTGCTCACCACTCTCCTCTCTATCGCGGTCTACATGATGATCTCCACCGTGTCTACTCGCGTCTCCAAGCCTGCTCAGCCTGTCTACGCCATTACCCGCTAAGTGGGTGGTGGAACAGGTGGACTTCCTTTCATCAGAAACATCAATACAATACCAAAGAAGGCAATGATACCTATATAGATATACACTTCTTGATTGTAAAGAATCTCACTTCCCAGGTTCTTTACTTTCTCATCCCTCGTTTTTTCCTTCTTCTTCGCAAATTTATCTAATGGAACCTTTGTTAAACCCTCTAGTTTATCTGTAGAACACTTAACTTCGAATTTTAATACATGATCTTCGTTATTGAATCTATACCTAGTTAATGTACCACTATCAAAATATAAGAATTCTAAACCCAAATCACTTATGATCTTCTGTGACCCTGAATGAAAACGGTGCACAAAAGGGTCATCTGATCCATTGAATGTTATATTAGTTGTACCATCAAGAAGAATGTGACCGGTATAGTGAGGCGTACCCACATAGACAGATTGATTGAGTTCGTCAGAGCCTGATGAAAGTTTAAGAATTAAAGAATTTGGTGCAGGTGTTTGGGGTGTTGGAATACGGGCGGACACAAGACGTATCTCTTCAACGTCATAAATGGGATTTTCCAATGTCACGACGTAGTTATTAGAATCAGGGTACGTAGACGTATCACGTTGACTACTGTCTATGGTTAGGGTGTGAACCTTCATTAAAATATAGGCACAATATTTTAATGATTGTTTTCAACGAATTGAGACAAATATCTAACGGTAAAGCGCGTGGGAAAGTGGGTTGTTCTCCAGCTGCTTGGCGGCAATGCCAAGATTCCTGGAATTGGGGTTCTCGTTACCCTTGTAGGGGTTGAACTGATGGAAAGTCTTGTTCTGATACTGCTGAGTCCAGCCACCATTAGCCGCATTCATACGACCATCAATGCGCGAGGTGTCGCTACGAACAGCCGTGAGTGCACCACCCTGTTTAAGGGGTCCCTCTCTGACATTCATACGACCCGCGTTTCCGGGTCTATTTGCCTTACCACGACGATCCTCGGGACGGAATCCATACTTCATGAGTTCCTCATTCGTCTTGGCAGTAACTCGGCTGGCAGCACCAGTCGCGTAAGCACCATGGAAACTGTGAATACCTGGTGCTGGTTGGTTGTTGTACCTGTACTGCTCATCATTGCGATCAGACTTGAATCGAGTAGGATCCTGAGCGAGGGTCTGAGCAGAAACCATACGCTTAGCACCATTGTAGCCTAAGCCATCGGTGCGTAAACCAGTCTCTGAACGGTTAGTAGTTCTCTTAGTTCTTTCGTGTTCATTACGAGGAACAACACCCGTCATTCCCTGAGCGCGTCCAGCCATAGTAGGTAAACGGGTAGGTAAATAGGATGTAGTTTCAGGTTTATTGTGGGTAAGTTGCCCAACCTTAGCCGAGCGACCACCAGTAACATCCACAGCTGGACCAGATCGGCCTGGTAAAGTCGTAAGACGGTATTCACCAACATTAATGGGGTTAACCCTAAACATTTGCTGATAACCACCAACCGCAGGTACATTGGCGTCAACTCCCAAACCTGGACCAACCAACTGCTTTTCTACTGGGGAAAGGTTATTCATACGACCTTGATCAAACATACGTCCACGCATATCAAGCAATTCCTGACCACCACTGCGTTGTTGGCGGCCAATGTCGGCAAAACTCGCCATCTCCCTCTTAGAGGGAACTTCCACACGGGAAACAAAATCATTTACTGGAGGAGGTAAAGCGGGACCAGCTCCATCATTCGCCATTACAATTTTAGCTTCTGGACTATAGTTTTCAGTCTTGGACTTATTCGTAGTACTCAAAGTCCTTCCAGCATAAACAAGTCCAGCTACGGCTAACAGAGATACAGGGTCGGCCATTCTTATTTCTTACTGACATTTTTATTAACGTACCTTTTCTGGAAAAGACCGTTTTGGAGGTCGGCGCGGGTACTAGCAGGTTCATATTTCATGGTGCGTAGAGGAGTCTTGCATTCCATGTTAGTGAGGGGGAACAGGTTACGTTCATAAGTCTGAACAATAGTCTTATTGAAACGAGAAGTAGACTGGGGTCTAAGCTCGTCGCTGGTATCAATGTATTTCGCGGGAGCGCCTTTACCTGCCATGTATGGTGCGGTGCCATATAACATAGTATTTGGGCGTGAACCGTAGTTCAGGTGACTGGGCTGAGGGTAAACAAACACTTCATCGGTAGCCGCGACGGAAGGAAGGGCACCTTTATTGTCAACAATAGAAAGACCAGGTTGAAGCTGATACGCCATTTATTATTACATGAGAATATTAATCTAACTATAAGTTCCACCACCTCCCCTTACACGACCACCACCTCTGAGACCCCTGATGTCTCCATCACTTCCAAGTCCCGCAAATGCCTCTAACTGAACACCCCTGGCGTCGGGATTACAGTACTTTGTATCACTCTTGCACATGGGTCCATTTTTGGGACCATAGAGCCACTCAGCAAATTGAGTCTGATCGCCTGGAATTTTTGATACTGGGGTAGTCACGAATTGGCGTTCAAAAGCGTTGCGCTTGTACATAGGTAAAGTCGAACGAGAACGCCCAGAATCGTAATTAACCGTGTCGCTACTGAACTTTTTAATCAAAGGTTGAGCCGTAGCATAATAGCAAGCCTCCAGACGATTTGGAGCATCCGTGTAGTCAGTTATAAGAACATTACCAAGGGGGTTCTCCTTTGTAGGCTTTTGGCACACAGACGTCTTGTCTGTGGTGCCATAGGGCTCCTTAATGAGCTTTGCCTTGTACATAACGTAAATGATAGACAACATTGTTGCACCTAGGACGAAAATCCTGGGATCGCGACGAATCACAAATAAAACACATGTGGTGTAAATGATGAACCGCGATGCCGAATTGATCCTATCCTCTGGTGTTTGTTTGCTATTAGGCCAGAACTCTAAAATTTTTGAATTTTTTACGAGTTGTTTAGGATCTTCGAACCAAACTTTCATTTAATATAGATGAGGTTTATTTTTTGGGGAGACCAGACATCATACCAGACATAGAGCCCATCATCTTCATTAGAGCATCCTGGTTAATATCACCGTCACTGTTTTGCATCTTCTCAGCGACATCCTTGGCCATAGCCTCGATGGCGGTAAGGGTATCCTCGGGAACGGACTGAATAGTAGTTCCTAGAATGTATAGAGTCTGGAGATACTGCCAAACTGCATCCTTGGTACCGTCATTCATCTTCTTCCAAAGTCGAACGATATCAATCTCAGAAAGGAAATCAATGTCCTTAGAGTGAACAAGGATAAACTCCTCATTCTTAGCAGAAACCATGTCCGCATGGGGCTTTACGCTCTGCATAAAACCGTTTACTAGAAGCTTGGGACTCGTACTCTTAAGAAGGTCGAACGAAGTCAACATCTTCTTGATGCTTTTTTCATCTGGAAAAGTCTTGTGCAATTCCACAAGAAATTGACCCATCATGTCATTGAATGCACTAACGGACGCCATTTTCTTAGTAGTACAGTGTAATCTTTAAGTTAGAAAGGGTCATTAGAAATAACCTCCTTTTGACCAAGACCATTAAGTACAATCACATACACAAGAATTGCGACAAGTACGGCTGGTTTAGTGTATTGGTTGAGTTCTAATTTACCTTCATTATTCAAATACGCCTTAAGGTGAATGTAACCCGCGGTTGTGGCTCCGGCAATTAGGGCCGCGTATACTGGGTCGCGTAAATAGTCGGAGAGTTCCATTTAATTATAACCAACTTTTTTTGTACGGTAGTCTGGGGCGTCTCCGAATAGAACATCATCTTCTGGTTGAGGCTGTGGTTCACCCTGTGGTTCACCCTGTGGTTCACCATTTTCCATGGGATCGGGGGATTGAACACCTGGAACCGTCTTGAATTCATTGTCAAAACCATTTGGATCACTTTGCTCCTCCATGGGTTGATTTTCCTGAAGTTCCTCTGGTGAGGGTTCGGGCTCTCCCATAGGATCTTCTCCTCCCTCTCCATCAAAGACATCGGGATCCTCGGTGTCTTGAACCTCACCATCTAGATCAATATCCCTGGATTCTTGCGACATGTAGGTCTGAAGAATCTGTTGAACTGGGATAAGCTCCTTTACAGAGTTCTCAATACACGCACAGAAGCGACCAGTTAACTTCTCATCGCGGTGGTAAATGCTCTGATCTTCGTGGAACACATAGGGATCCCGATAGAGGTCCTTCGCGATGTTGTTATAGCAGGTTTGGATAAAAACCTCATTTGTTGGGAGTTTTAAGGAGATCTTCTTGTTATCAGACTTGAGACGAACAGAAGACAAAATCTTAGTACAAGCAACAAAGACAGCCGCTAAAAGATCACTAAACCAAGCACAACGGTTAGTAATATTATCAGAGTGCGACTTAGACATGGCGTTCGACCAATTGGGGACCTCTTGGAGTAACTTCTGAAACATCATAAGATGCTTCTTTCCTTTAGAAATGGTATAAGCCTCCGTGTATATATCATTGAAAACGTCAATCATAGGTGGACACATAAT